TTGTCAGTGTGATATCCCCCTGCTCGTGGACCTGACCAATCAGATGGTGGTATCACACAAGGGTAGTATCTCGGATGCAGTACCTCACCACGTTTGTTGACTTCCTCGATCCACTTCAAGGTTTCCTGTGTTGGTAGGATGACAGACTCTCGTGCCCTACGTGAGGTTTGGAAAGTCTGTACCTTGAACAGACCAGTGGTTTGTATTACGATGTCGATAAGTTTAGTGCCGACTCGTAGTTTATCAGCACTATCCCACATGGTATGTGGAATGTTATGTACGTTGTTCATCTTACGGATGACGTTGTACCTCTGGAACTGTCTGTTAGAAGTCCGTGCCTTGATATCTTTGAGTACACGGTTGAAGATCCTGCGTTCTCCTGATTCCCAGATCGAGAACTTCAAATAATCTTCCAGTGCTCCACCGATCATCACCGATCCTTTGGTGAGGGATGTCCTCGTGGAGATACCGTCTACCATGCACTTCAAAGAAATGTAGGCACTGACTTCTGGATCTATCTCATTCAGCTTCACTGCTGACGTTGCGTGTCTGCCTCCTTTACCCTCGACAAGAGACTCTTCAAGGAACTCAGCGATCTTGTTTGCCACCTTGTCCACACTGTGTTTCATCAGTGTGATACCGTGCAACGTGGTGGACTCACGCTGAGTATTCTTTGCTTCTTGAACCTGACTACGATAGTGGTCAACTCCGTAGTCAATGGACTCTTGCTCTAGTTTTATCTGTTCTTCCAGTAGATTCATCAACTCGCTTTTGCGTGTATTGGTAAGTAGTTGTATGTTACTTCACACTTGATCATGTCAGGGTCATACAGAGCATCTGACTCTTCAAGCCATGTATTGATTATATTTTCTAGTGTATCGTTGTCAATGTATTTGAAGCGTAGCTTTGCTACCTCTTCTCCTGCTGACTCTCTGGTAAAGTCCCAGAGTATGATGGTCACGTTATTCAGTAGCATTGTTCTCCGTTATGGTGAGGACAGACAGAGGAATGGAACACTATCTGTCCTCGATTTGTATGGTCTTTCAGTCAAGTCGATCATGCGACACCATACAGGCACATGACAAACCCTGGTCGAAATAATGGAAGAAAAACGACCAGTTCTGGTGGGTGAGGTAGGATTCTAACCTACAAGTGTGTGCACACGCCTGATTTACAGTCAGGTTCCTTTTACATTTGGATACTCACCCGTGTTCTTACTCCTCTGTTTCTTCTTCATCCTCAGATTCGTACACAGCTTCATAAACTGCATCTAAGAATGACCAAAGAGGATCGTTTTCATTAATAATCATATTTCTCCTTTTATACATGTGGTTCAGTGTGCCCATGTAGATCATCTATTTTCATGTTGTCAGTGTGACACTGGTTGTGCATGATACGTGGTTTTCTCAAACTGAGAGAGAACATCACGATCACGTAGAGTGTAACACCTAGTACCAACAACTGCAACACTAAAGCTACTATGCCCATCATTGGTGGTACATATTCTCTGCGGTTGCTACAAGTCTTTCCTGTTTGTCAGGTAGCCGTACTTCACCACGCTTGTACTGCTCTATGGTTTTGAGTGTAGCCTGTAGTCCTTCGATGGTCTGTCGCAGGGACAGATCAAGAAGTGTGAACAGACCTTGTTGTTCTCTTGGTGATAACATCTCTTACTATTCCATCTAATAGTTTTCGATTGTAGTGGACCGATATAAGATCCACCGAGTGATCATGCTGTAGACGTATACTCACACCCACTAAATAGTTGTGGTGTGGTAGTAGCCTGTAGTTCTGTCTGTGTATCTGAGCCAGTTCTCTCTGGCTACTGGGTCTGTAGTATTTGGTTCTGTCTCGATGTACTTGTGACCCTCTGTTTAGGATGCCCATCGTTCTCCAGTAGAATGATTTCGTTCATCATAGATATCGTATCTATCTTACTGTGGATGACTCTAGTCTGCCACATGAGATCCTTTAGTTTTAAAACCATTATACTTGTGGACAGTAGTATTGTCAATACGATAATCCCAAAGTATAGATGGTATCGGTTATTTCTATTCAATTGTAGACCTTTCCGTGAGACTTCATCTCAAGCTCTGTTGCTACACTGGTCATGGCTTCACCACAAGCCTTGTGGATGATCAGTAGGTGAGCATACTTCAACTCTGGGCTGAGAGTCTCATCCTTGTCGTTGATCAACTCGTGGACTAGACCAAAGAACTTTATCAGTATATCGTTGGTCTTGTCGTGAGCGTGGTCAATATCATCCTGTGTGATGTTGTCCATGTTCATTGAACGTGGATCAATTGGTTTCATTACGATACCATTCTTAATTTGACACCTTCTGTCAGTACAGATGGTTGTAGAACAAACTCGACACTGTTCACCTGTCTAAACGTAGGTGCTCTTTGTTCTCTTAAAGATTTTTTGATCACGTTGACAAGATGTTCTCTTGCCATATCATCTATTGAAACCCATCCTTTGGTTGAGGATAAGTATTCAACTGTAGTTTTCTGTTCTGTCATTGTTCTCCTGCAATACTATGGGCCAGTGTAGACAATCAACGTGTAGTTGACTCACTACTTCTGGACTAGCGAAATGTTGAGGATACTTGTTGGCAACAAATGTGCACCATGTATCCCATAGTTTTTTAG